TGCAGGTGCACGCCGCTACAACATGACTGCTGCTTAGTCATTAATTAATCATGGGGGGGCGGTTGCTCCCGATCGCTCCCCCAGCAGTATGGAAAGGACTGAAATGCCAACAATTATCACAGCCTCCGAGCTTCGATCTGTGCTTGGCGTTTCGTCCTCTCTATACAGCGATGCAGTTCTGTCAGATATTATTGACAGTAGTGAAGCAGTTATTTTGCCAATGCTTAACTCTTACTCAGTCGCAATCGATGCAGTCTCACTTAACAACAACATCGCCTACTTCTCAACACCAACACTCAATCCTTTCAATGAAGGACAATCTGTAGTGATCGCAGGATGCGGAACTCCATTCAACGGAACGCGCACCATCACAACAAACTTGCTAGATGATTACACATTCTCAGCTGCTATCACTAACGCTGACATCATCTCAAAAAACATTATTCCATCCGGTACTGCAACCCTAACTGGCGCATCGACTTATGTCGGCAACAGCGCAGTCGAAACAGCTGTCACCGTAGTCTCAGTTGAAATCTTCCAGAGTCGTACTGCTCCAGGTGGGCAGATCGAAGGAGTAGATTTTGCTCCGACACCATTTAGAATGGGTCGCTCACTTTACAATCGCGTGTCAGGACTTCTAGGACCATTGGTAGATGTGGGAACTATTGCTCAATGACAATCCTCTCCCAAATCCGTACACCATTAGCCACAGCACTTTCATCTGTAGCAGCTAATGTGTTTGCCTATGTGCCCGAGAACATCCCTGCTCCAGCAGTAGTGATCGTCCCGGATTCTCCGTACATGGAGTTTCAGACAATCGGCAGCAACTCAACTTTCCGCGCTCGGATCAATATGACCATTACATGCGCGGTCGCATACAACTCGAACCCAGCAAGCCTGGACAATCTCGAGCAACTCATAACAAGTGTAGTCAGCCTCATTCCATCAGGATATGAATTGACTGCGGTCGATAGACCAACCGTAACAACAGTAGGAGCAGGGCAACTGCTCGTGGCAGACATTCGTGTCGCTACTTACTACACCCAATCCTAAGGAGCAAAAATGCCAACAACAGTAATCACAGGGCGTGATATGGTCTTGACTATCGACTCAAAGAATTACGATGCTCAAGCTCTAAGCGTTAGCCTTGAAACAACACTAGATCGTCAGGCTTACGAGACACTAGACGGTCGCGTATTCAAGACAATTGATACAGATGCAACAATGACAATGGAACTTCTAGCAGACTGGGGCGCATCAGCAGGTGCGGCTTACTCAATCTGTGAGCTTCTATGGGCAGCAGCTTCTGCATCACCAGACACAGCATTGGCGTATTCATTCACAGCAGCAACAGGTGCAGTATTTACAGGCAATCTGTACCCATCATTCCCAACAGCAAATGGTGCTGGTAAGGATGCTCAGACTGTGACATTCACGCTACAATGCACAGCCAAGCCAACACTAACTGTTAGCTAAGAATCAAACAACGGGAGCAAACAATGAGATTACCAATCACAATTACATATAACTCAGGCGATCCAGTCACAGTCGTGGCTCAGCCGCCAGAGTGGGCTAAGTGGGAGAAGGAGACTGGACATTCCACAACTAAGTTCAATGAAGTCGCAGGTATCTGGGATTTATTGTTCTTGGCGTTTCACACTATCAAGCGTGAGTCCGGTGGTCGTCCAGTTAAACCTTTTGAGGCTTGGATGGAATCTGTCGCAGACATAACAGTCGGTGAGTCAGACCCAAAAGCCATCAGCCAGGAAGCATCAGCCGACTCCTAATAGAAGTGGCTATTGCCACAGGAATCCCGATGAAGGAATGGCAAAGCGCAGAGGACATATTAACGGCACTTGAGATATTGGAGGAGCGACATGGCAACTGAAGCAATCAGTTATGATCGCAGAGAACTCCGAGCAGTTGTCTCAGCATTTAAGGCAATGTCAGATCAGGCAATCTTAGAAGCCAAGAAGGAATCATCTGCATTGGCTGAGTTTGCTGCTGGCAAGATTAAGGATGCCGCTGCAACTCGCACAGTCTCACCGATCGCAGCTCAGAGAATCGCCAGCGGTGTCAAGATTTCCAAGTCATCTAAAGTCGGTGAGTTCTCTTATGGCTTCGCATCTCAGAAGTTCTCAGGCGGTGCAGATACTAGAGATGTACTTTATGGCATGGAGTTTGGCTCTAATCGCTTCAAACAGTTCCCAAATCGCACACCATCTAAAGGTCGAGGCAATGCTGGGTATTTTATCTATCCAACACTCCGAGCAATCCAGCCACAACTGGTTCAACAATGGGAAGAAGCGTTTGATCGCATCCTAAAGGAGTATAACTAATGGCTGGCAATAGAACCCTCAAGCTCTCCATCCTTGCAGATGTCGATGACCTCAAGAAGAAACTCAATCAATCCTCAACAGAGGTTGAAGGCTTTGCTGGCAAATTACAGAAGTTTGGCAAGATCGCAGGAGCAGCATTCTTAGCAGCCGGAGTTGCTGCAACTGCTTATGCAGGCAAGTTAGCCGTTGAAGGAGTCAAGGCTGCCATCGAGGATGAAGCGGCACAGTTACGCTTGGCAACATCATTAGAGAATGTGACCGGAGCAACAAAGGCACAGATCAAGGAAACTGAGTCCTACATTCTCAAGACTTCATTAGCCTTTGGTATTACTGATGAGAAACTCCGTCCATCGTTAGATCGCTTGGTTCGATCAACAAAGGATGTCGAGCAGGCACAGAAGTTACAGACATTGGCAATCTCAATCGCTGCCGGTACTGGCAAAGACTTGCAGGCAGTCTCGGAAGCCTTAGCAAAGGCACATGATGGAAACTTCACAGCTCTAAAGAAGCTGGGCGGTGGCATCGATGAGAACATCATCAAGTCAAAGGATTTCGATGCTGCAACTGCATCACTAGCCAAGACATTCGAGGGACAGGCATCAAAGCAAGCTGAGACATTCCAGGGGCGCATGGATCGACTCAAGGTTGCATTCGATGAAGGCAAAGAAGCAGTCGGTGCTCAGTTACTTCCAATCATTGAGAAGTTTGTCAATATCATTGTGGAGCAAGTCATTCCTAATCTTGGCAAGTTCGCTGCTTACTTTGAGCCAATCAAAAAAGCCATTATGGATAACAAAGAAACATTCCAAGCCTTTGGCAAGTTCATTGTAGATTACATCGTCCCAGTTCTTGCATTCACACTATCCAACGCATTCAAGGTGGTTGGCAAGGTGGCAGGGACGATCCTAGACATTATTGGTGATGTCATCTCTGGCATTACACGCGCAGTCCAGATCGCCATTAGCGCAATCAATACTGTGATCAAGGCTTACAACGCCATTCCAATCCTGCCAAACATCCCAACAATCAATGGACCATCTAGTCCAAGTGCTTCAACTGGAATCTCTGTGCCTAGCGCATCATTGCCAGGTGGCTTCAAGCAAGCCTCAACCCCAACGCCTACAACGGTCAATAACATCACAGTCAATGGCGCAATCGATCCAGCTTCAACTGCTCGACAGATTTCAACCATTCTAAAGACTGAAGCAAACACAAGTGGCACATTCGCAAACTTAGCAGTGAGCGCATTCGATAGATAACATGACCTGGAATCCAAACTGCTCAGTAGTCATTGATGGTGTCGAGTTCTCATCAAAGGCTGTCAATACTGTAACTGTCAATTATGGGCGCAGCTCTTATTGGGAGCAGGCTCGCACAGGTTATGCATCGATCGAGATAGCCAACTGGGACAACACAGACTACGCATTCGAGATCAATGACTCTGTGGTCGTAAAGGTCGATAACGCGACCCCTACTGCTCGGACAGTATTCACCGGCAAGGTCACAAGTATTGACACACGCATGAATGCTGTTGGCTCGGTCAATGAAGTTTCGATCATCACCATTGCAGCCGTTGGACCCTTTGCTGCTATGTCTCGAACTATCCTTTCAACATCTTATGCCAAGCAATATGATTCAGCTCGCATGACCTCAGTTTTGACAGATGCAGGCGTTACCATTGATGTCGTTGATTCACCAGGTATCTATGAGTTCCACAGTACTGGCGCATTCGTGGCAGATGCTTATTCGACAGCTGCTAAATATGGCGCAATGGCAAATGGATATATCTATGAAACTGCTGACGGCAAAGTCGGCTGGGCTAATGAGTCACGCAGAACTATCGCGGTTGCTGCAACTGGCTATCAAGCAATCCCAGAGAATTACATCCTGTGGAGATCGGTAGCCTCATCCAAGTCTCTTAGCGATATTCTTAACTCAATCAATCTAACCTGGAAATCAGGTACTCGGACTTCAAGTGATGCCACATCCATCGCAGCCTATGGGTTGCTGGGAGCATCGATAAGCACAGAGTTGGAACATTCTGCTGAAGCTCAGGAACTGGCTGACAAATATGTCGCACTCCGTAGAGTCCCAAGACTGAACATGTCATCATTCACGATCCAGTTAGATTCGCCTAATGTCTCAGATGCCGACTTGGATGTATTCCTCCAGATGACTATGGGCAAAGCGATTAGCATCTCAGGGCTACCAGTCCCATTGATGCCAACAAATTACTATGGCTTCGTTGAGGGCTGGACTTTACAAGTCTCACGCAATCAAGCTGCAATCTCACTGATCACCAGCGAATCAAGTTACTCAATCCAGCCTACACGCTGGCAAGATGTGAACGCTGCCCTTGCATGGAATGCAGTCGGGGCTGCGGTACAATGGGCTACATACGACTAGGAGCAATGAATGGCAACTACAACTAATTTCAGCTGGACAACCCCAGATGACACAGCATTGGTCAAGAACGGAGCATCGGCAATCCGTACTCTTGGTTCATCTGCTGACTCAACCGTTCAAGACCAAGTCATTGCCGCATTGATGGGAGCCTACTAATGGCAAATACAGCTAAAGCATTATTCCGTGGAGCAGCAACTACCACAACCACGACAACCCTCTACACAGTCCCAGCAAGCACAACAACAGTTGTGACTAACATTGCGGTGACTAATACATCATCTACTGCCTACACATTCACAATGGCGTTGGATGATATTGCTATCCATACGACAACATCAATCTTGGGTAACTCAACAATCTATATCGACCTGAAGCAAGTCCTAGCAACAACCAAAACCATCAAAGGTGGAGCATCTAACACAGCTGTGAACTTCCACATCTCAGGGATGGAGATCGCGTAATGGGTGCAAGTCAAGTACCAGCAACATCTGGGCTTACAGATAACTTTGAACTAATCTCATCGGTTTCAGCAAGCGGTTCATCTGTCGCATTTACATCCATTTCAGGATATAAGAAGTTAATGCTGCGCGTTAATAACTTGACGGTTGGAGCCACTAGAACTTGGACTTTGAGACTTAATGCTGACTCAGGTTCAAACTATGACTATGCATTTCATTATGATGGATCAACCCCAAATTATCGAGGTGCAACCCTTATCGGTCAAACTGAGTTTGGTTTTCCACAACCAGGTTTGAATCTTTCAGCATTTTTCACAATAGTTAATACAGATACAACAGGCGTTAAAAGCATTGAAGGTTCATTCAAGGTCACAGATGCCACATCAGTTAATTACACATCTTCAGACTACAGCGGCAACTATTACGCATCTGCATCTGTTTCGACTGTGACAGTATCCATTGGCACAGGTACGCTTTCAGGCACTATTGCACTTTACGGAGTACGAGTATGACAAAGAAGGCTAAGAATGTCGGCATCGAGATTAATGTCCAGACTGGCGAAGTAACTGAGGTTGAAGTAATTGACGAAGCCACGCCTGAGTAAATCTGCAATTCAACTGAGAGAGCAGATTGATGACAGTTTCCCAGATAGAGATCGAGCTTCCGATGGGTGGATCGGTGATACCAAACACTCTGCTCGCAAGTCTGATCACAATCCAGATGCTAAAGGATGGGTTCGTGCCATCGACATTGACGCTGAC